TGTTTTAAAAACTGTCAATTTTACTCTAGGAAGAAGAAACAGAATTCAAAGTTTTTATCGTAATATAGAAATTCAAGATGTAATGTCGAAAAAATCGTTTGACTATCTCTTGTCTGAAATATTCAATATGAAAGATAAAGATGCAGATTATTATCAAAAACAATTGTCTAATTCTATTGGTAGATTTGCTATGAGTACTCCTGATGGTAGTTTTACTCTTGATGGTACTAATGAATCTACTGTTAGTGTAGGAGAATTAGGTAAAAACTTAAAAGAATTAGCAAACAGTGAAATTGATGGGATGCCTTTTGAAAAAGCAATTGAATATATTTATAGAAAAACCTTTGGTCAGCAACTAATTAGAAGTAGAGAAGAATTAAAAGAAAAAAGAGAAAATTTAAAAAATATGAAAAAACTTGTTAGTGAAATTGGAAAAACAAGAAGAACAGGTAGAAGATTACCTAAAGATTATAAAGACCTTGTTGCTGGTAAAAAACCAGAAGGAAAATTAAGAGCAGTTAAGGGAGATACATATGCTCATAAAACAGAAAAAGACAAGGATGGCAGACCTAAAGAAATTTCTGAAAAAGAATATGAAAGTTTAAATGAAAAACAACGACAGGAATACAAAAGAAAAGATTATCTTGAAGGAGATGTTGCAGAATTAGATGATAAATTTGCAATATCTACTGCTAAGAAATTAGTACAACAAATTGAAAAGAACTTTGCTCCTACAACTTACAAAGGTTTTGAAGAATTTAATGTTCTAGAAACACTACCAGAAAATTCTGAAGAGTACATCAGAAAGAAGTTTAATAATCTAAGAGATACTTTAGAACTTGAAATTCAAAGGTTTTTGTTAAATACAATAGAAACATCTAAGACAATCAAAAAAGAAAGAAAGGCCAAAATACTGACGTATCTTTCTACATTTACTGATAGATTTAATATTGATGAAATTGAAACACAAAGTGTAGATAAAATAGTAGATAAAATAAACTTTGATGATTTAAGAGTACAAGCCAAGAAAAATAGAAAAGAATGGCTAAATCCTAAGAAGGGCGGAAAGGTTGATAAAGTTATAAAACAGTACGAAAAAGTAGTAAGTTCTCTCGCTGGGAATAGCCTATTGCCACTAGAATATAAAGCAATATCTCAGCCTTTGGTTGTCGCAAATACAAATTCTTCTGATAAATTAATAGAAGCAATTGCTAAAGTTTTTGAAGAAATACCAAAGCAAAACGAGTTAGAAAGAGTTCTTGGGGGCAAAGAGGCTTCTCCTTTAGAAAAAGCAACAAGTTTGGTTACAAAATCTGGAAGTAGGCACTTTGGTAGATTTCTTTTCCCGTCAATTGACATTCCTTCAAAAATCATAGAATACTATGAAAATTTCCAAGAACAAGTGGATGAACTTCTTTCTAAAATCAAAGAAGACATTGAACTTCTTCCATCTGGAAAAGAGCAAACTGATGCTCTTATTGCCATATTAGATGAAGATTTTATCGAAGACTATTTGAATGATATAAAGGATAATTATTCAGATGTTATTGAAAATGCTCAAAATCTAGAAGAAGACATATTTATTAAAAAGGATGGTAAATATTCTCCAGATTTCCTAAGAACTAAAATTTCTATACTAAGAGAAAATATAGAAGATGAAAGCATCAAAAAACAATTAGATGATATTCTTGCTTCTGATGTATTTAGAATGTTTTTATCTTCTAGAGAAAAATCTCCCGATTCTGAGGGTAGAAAGGCACAAATTAAAGAATCATTTGAGAAGACAATTTCAGAATACAAGAAATATGAACTCTCTCAAAATGAAAAAATCAAGAAGGCTAGAAAACTTTTAAAAGATATGTTTTCTCAACCTAATGATGATGACCCTGAATTTAAACAAAACTCAGAAGTTGCGATTAAAGTTAGGGAATACGAAGAAAAATTCATTGGAGTATTAGAAGCATACAATGAATTAATTTTAAACAACGATGCTGCTGAGATTGCTACTGTTAAAGATACACTTAAGCAACTAAGTATTTTTGTGAAAAACCCTAGAGAACTTCAACTTAAGCCACTAAAGGAAGGAATGTTCACTTACGATAAAGAAAAGGTCTTAAGAAAGATTATTACAAAAATTAATGCAATTACTGATACTACTGGATTGGTTGGAAGAAAATCATATAGAACAAGTGAAACTGTTTCAGAAAAGAGAATCAATCCAAAAAAGAGATACAAGTATTCTCTTAATTTCTCACAAAAAGTATTCGATAGAATGTTTAACAAAGATAACTTTGAAGAACAGATAATTAATCATTTAGATAGTAAAGTATTCACAACAGGAGTATTCCCATCGCTTAAACCAACTGCCGATGCTTTGATTAGACAAGTTAAGGAAATAGTAGAATATGACATTCAAGAAAGAATCCCATTAGGCCCACTAAGAGAAGGAGAGGAACGAGATTTAAATTTAAATGAACAAATTAAGGATATAATTCGTAGAGCAATCGAAAGAACTAAAGAAGCGATTGCAAAATTAGAAAATAAAAATACTGATGATATAGAAAGACTATCGAAAGGAGAAAGTATAGAAAAAGAAATAAGAAACGTTATCGCCTCAAGAAATAACCTTATCTCTCAATTTTTAAAAGACATTGAACAACTAGAAAAATACATAGGAGAATGAATAAAATGACATGGGATTTTTATGAAACAGGTGAGGAGTTTATCCTCAAAGAAAAAGAAGTAAAGAAAGAACTTTTGGACACATTAAGCCCAAAAGAAAGAAAGCGCATTAAAAAGATTTTACAGTCAGCACAACCAACTGAATTTTTTGGTCAAGACTTTACGAAGTTAGGCGAGTTAGTCGGTGAACTTAAATCATTAAACTTCATTAAATCAGATGACAAACTAAAGAAGAAAATGAAAGGTATGGATGAGCGCAACGTAGATATAGTAGCCTCGGCATCCAAACTTCGTAAGGAGTATGAATTGCTCTATCGTCAATTGCGAGATTTAATCTATCCTAAAGGTAAAAAGGAGGAAAAGAAATGACAGAAGAAAATAAGGTAAGTAATGATATTTTGGCTATATTGAAAGCCTTAACAGATAAAATTGAATCATTAGAAAGAACAGTTTATGCAAAGGATAATTTGTTAATGAAGTCTGGTCTTGTTGTTTCTGAAAGTCCTACTCCAACAATGGACAATAAGATTGCTTCACCCGTTGGTGATGTAGGAAACATGGAATGGTCTGAAATTCACAAAATGGTAGAAAAAGTAGGAGGTCAGTAATATGCCCGAAAGAGTGACAAAAGAAGAAAGAATGGTTACTTTAGCCATTGAAAAAGCAAGAAAGACAATTGAAACAATGAGAGAATCAACTCAAGTTATTCCCGTTGATACAGAAGTCGAAGTTCAAAAGATTAAGCGACCTAAAGTTCAAGATGCTTCAAAGATTACGAATCAAACTCAAGATAAAGAAGGTTATGGTTTAGCAGGTGAATCTTTAAAAAAGGCAAAATTTCAAGGGCCGCCTGAAAAATTTCCATTTGCGGGACTAAAAGGAAAACTGGATGCAGGTTTATTTATGATTAATTTGTTTATCAAAGACAAGAAAACTTTAAATGAAGAACAAGTAGAAGAGTTAAAAAAATATGTTAAGAAAGCCATGCAGGATTTAGATGAGGTAGATAAATATTCTATTTCTCGCACAGATGAAGAAGACCTAAGAGTAAAAGACTAGTGATAATTCATGCCTCTTCTCATTGAAAAGGATAAAGACTCTTCTGAAAAGATTATACGTCTTTTTGAGAAAACAAGAGTTGCTTATCTATCTGCTCGCACTGACCCTAAAGAATATGGGAATAGGTGGCGTAAAGCAATTGATGACATTAGAGAACTCTATGAAGAACTCAATGAATTTAGCAAGGAATTAAAACAATTTATACAAGAAGATGAATTAGAAAACAAAGAAGCAAAAGACCCGACAAGCAATATCGCTGAAAAGATTTACAACGGTATTAAAGAAATGCGTTTCGGTTCTGAACTAATTGAAGACCCTTTTGCTAAAAACTTCAAAGGTGATGTTCTTGAAGCATTACTTGAATCTCCAGAAACTATGATTAAATTTGTCCACTATGCTCTAAGGGCTGACAATAAATCCCTACCAAAAGAGATTTGGAGCATTAAAGATATGCAACCCGACACGATAACTGAGGGTCTAACGGGACTTGACCTAGATGAAGACGACATTGCTCTCTACATTATCGAACAGTATGGGGATGAAAAAGACTCAAAGAAGGTTGAAAGCAAAGTTAAATCAGCCTTAGAGATGTTAGAAACTTTATTCTTCTCCAAGTATAGTGAAGAGGAATTCGATGAACTGAAAGACATTGAAGGTATTGAGAAGGCTGAAAAATCAGAAGATGAAAAGGCTGAATCAGACTTCCTTGTTCCAAACAAACCTATGTATCGAATCTTTGAGATTGACGATATGAAGGAATTAAAAGGTTTTAGTGGAGAATACGTCATACAAGAAAAATACGATGGTATGAGAATACAATTACATAAGATAGATGATAACGTAAAAGTATTCTCATACAATGGAAACAATATTTCAGATAAATGTCAAGAACAAGTCAAAGAATTAAAGAAAAAGAAATACGGAGATTGTATTCTTGATGCAGAATTAATTCTATTTGATGGTGATGAAGCCCTACATCGTGCCGATACAATTGCACATATCTTTAAAGGTAAATACCCTGATGCAAAGGTAAGAGCGCACGTTTTTGATATTATGCGACACAACGAACAAAATCTTGTTGAAGAAGAATTAAAAGACAGAATTACTATTCTATTCAACAATTATGCATCACATTCCACAGAAGCAATAGAGTTCCCTTCAAAGAAAGATACTCGGACTGCTGATAATTTAAAAGATGTTGAAGAGTATTCAAAAGAAATTATGGAGATGCCAACATCAGAAGGAGTAGTAATTAAGGACTCTACATCAACATACTTTATAGGAACAAAAAAGAATCCTAAATGGATTAAATGGAAGAAGTTTGTTGATTTAGATTTAATTGTCCTTGATAAGAAAACTACAAAATCCAATCTCAATTCTTATACTTTAGGCGCAGGGCCAGCAGAAGGAGAAGGTAAATTCTTTACTGAAATAGAAGGCAAAACTTACATGAATGTTGGAAAGGCTCTCAATACAAAAATAGAAGTAGACGTTGGAGATATTATTCGAGTTAAGGTTGATGAAGTCAAAAAGAACGGAGATAGATATACTTTGTTTTCTGCGAAGGTTATTGAAGTTCCCGAAGTCGAATATCCTGATAAACTTGTAACATTAGAAATGCTTTCTCAAGATACTAAGAAGTCATTAAATTATGACGTAAAGGCATTAGAAAAGGGAATAGTTGTTACAGACTACGTTCATGGAGAAACAAATGTAATTATTAAATCTGATTTAGATGGTTTTACTATTTATGGTTTTGATGAAACTAATTTAATGTCTAAAAACGCATTGATTGATATTGATATGTGGAAGGCACAAGCCGAAGAAATTATGAAAACCAAACAAGGAATTTTAGCGGGAAATATATTAAATTATTTAGAAGATATGGGTGCTAGAACTATTAAAGAAGTTCATAACTTCTTAACTAGAAAGAAAAATACTGGCTACGAAGATATAATTCAAGACGGTATTAAAGGGCTTAAGGACTGGGCTAGTAATAGAGATGGTATAGAATATAACCCTAAAACAAAAAAATTATTCAAAGACCCATCTAAAGTTCAAAAAGAACCTGAATTACTAAAAGCATATAAAACTCCAGAAAAATATAGAGAAGGGGAGTTTAAAGTATATCTTAGAAAAGATGACAACCTAAACATCGCCATGAAACTAGATGACGAAACAATCAACTGGTTTGTAAAATTAGAAAGCGATGATAACATATTCGATTTATTTGGTAAAGCAGGTAAATATCCAGCAGAAGTAGCAAAGACTTCTTCAAGAGAAAAAATTGTTGATTCTGGTTCTGTGAAATTAGGTGTTCAAAAAGAAGGTTATCATGAATATTTCTTAAATGGTAATAAATTTCAAACTAAAATTCATTTTAGAGTTGTTGAGAGTAAAGGTGATAAAATGTGGATTGTTTGGACTGGCTACAAACAAGAACCTGCTGACGATGATGAGGACAAGGGATTGTGGAATATCTATGAAGATAGGTATAACTCCTTGACCATACCGACTGAATAATGCGTGGGTATTATATACTCAAATCAGATAAACTGGTTTGAACGACATGAGCATCAGTATAAGTTCATCCAGAAATGATGATTTTATCATCATTAAAAGTGATGAACTGATGATTGGTGGTTATGCTTCGATTGAAATTGTAGATAAGCAAAATGACTTAATTACGCTCAAAGCATTAAACGAAGCAGTTCAAAAATTTATGTCAAAGCCCGAATATAGAAATGTAATGACAAATCATTCAAATGTTCAAGTTGGGGAAGTTGTAGATTCATATAGAGATAAAACAGGGAGATTGTGGAAAACTGAAGTCGATGATGTAGGTTTCTTTGTTGTAATCAAATTAAGAGATGATATAGAAAAAGCCAAAGAAGTTGGTAGAGGTATTCGCAAAGGGTCATTAAGGTCTTTTAGCATTGGTGGACAGGCATTAAAAAAGTCTAAGAAAAACCACGACGAATTAGGAGAATATAACGAAATTAGTAAGTTAGAACTCCATGAAGTAACAATATGCGAAAAAGGAATTAATCCCGAAGCGAGGTTCGATATTCTAAAACAGGATAAAGGAAGTGAAAAAATGTCTGATAAACTAGAAAAAGCATTGGAAGAATTAGACGCATTGATGGAAGAAGTCAATACGTTGAGAAAGGAAGAAGAAATGAAAGAAGAAATGATGAAGCCCGAAAAGGAAACTGAAAGGGCTGATGAAATGATGGAACGTGGCGGAGACTATATGAAAGAAGATGACGACGCTGATGAAATGATGGAAGAAAATGCCGAATACTCCGATGAAGAGAATAAGGCTTACCTTCGTACATTAGATGGCGCAGGTAATCAAATTGGTGAACCTGCTGATAGAATCGTCATTAACAATGGTCGCCCAACATCTTCAGATATGCCTGTTGTTAAGGCATTCGGAAACAATGAGTTAGAAACTCTTGATTTGTCCGTTGGTAACATTGAGAAGGCTTACGAGGCTTTCCGACAAGAACAACTTGAAAAGTTGGCTTATGATAACTTGCAAAAGTCTTTTGAGGCTCGATTTGCAAGAGAAAAGTCTGAAAGAGAAAATGTTCTCGCAAAGTCGCAATATGACGCACAAAGCGAGATTGCATCTCTTAAGGATGAATTTACAGCATTAAGAAAGTCCTTAACTGCTGAAAAGGAAACAATCCTAAAGGCTCAAGAAGAGGCTAAGGTAGAACTCCCAAGTATTGATGATTTGGCCGAGATGGATTGGTCAGACATTCACAAGATGGTAGGAGGTTATTAAGATGAGTGGATATATTAACACAATTGCAGATTTAGAAGCACAAACATACGGAACAAGCACCTTTGCTGGCAATTCTTTGCTTAAGCAAGCAGGAATGGTTGGTGGCATTCATACAGGACATGATGGTGGCCCTGCATTTAGTGGTTCAGCCGTTTCAGATGTTTCAGCCCTATACAACGTCGTTTACGGACAAAAGGTATGGTCTATGTTGAATAGAGAAGTAAATGCTCTCTCAATGATTTCAAAGCGACCATACTCTTCTAGTGGTTGGAGAGTTTTAAAGTCAAGACCTGCGGGTGGAAGCGGAAACTTGTTTTCTGTCGCTACTTCGGGAGATGCAACATTGGCTGAATTGGGTGAAGATTCTCCAAGAGCAGACTTAATTGGTGGTGTACCTGAAAATGCAGGTTTATCTACTGCGGCTGATGGTCTTGGCCCAATTGCACCAACATATGCTCAACTGAACATGAGTCCAAAGGTTATTGCTCATCAATTCGATTTCAGCGAATTAGCAATGGAAATGGCTCAGATTGATGACGGTATTGGTGATATTCGAGCGCAAATGCGTGAAGACATGGGTAAGCACCACGCAGAAGTTCAAAACAAGATGCTAGTTATGCCTTTAGAGCATTTTGGTGAATCTGCGGCTATGCCTAACATTACCAACAACTATACCTCATTAAACAAGGTTATCTCTTCAAGAGCAGAATTGTTGGCTATTGATGGTGGAGTTATTGCTACTGATACTACCTCTGCTTCTAACGCATTAGGACAAATTTACGGTAGTGAGAGATTTACTGCCGCATCTTTCCTAGATTCTGAAGTTGATTTTGGTTCGGGATATGCTTCTGGAGATGTTCGTTCTTTGACTCTAACTCGTCTTAATGACATGATTAGAAACCTAAGACTTGCAGGTGGTTCACCAAAGGTTATTTTAACTGGATACGATACCATTCAAGCACTTGCTGACCTATTGCAAAGCCAAGAGCGATTTATGGACAGAAAAGAGATTGTTCCTACTGTAAATGGTGTTCGTGGAACAAAGGGTCAAGAAGTTGGATTTAGAGTTGCAACATACTATGATATTCCATTGATTCCTGTTAAGGACATGGCTACAACTGGTAACGCTTCAACTAAGTTATCTGACCTGTTATTCCTAGATACTGACCATCTATGGCTTTCTGTTATGAAGCCAACTCAATACTTTGAGGATGGTATTGCGAATGGAAACCCATTTGGTGTAGGTACTCTCGGAAACCGAGCATTGTATCGAACAATTGGTGAAGTCGGATGTTCCTTCTTTAAGGGTCAAGGTAAGATTACTAACATTCAATGAGGAAAGGAAAAGAAAAAGGAGATGATTTATTATGGCTTTTGAATTTACAATTGAAAACGAACAAATTTTGAATGGAAACATGAAGATTGTGTATGGAACATGGAATGCTGATGGTGTTACTGGTGGAGATATTGCTACTGGTTTAAACCGTGTAGATATGTGCGTTTTAGGACACACTGGAACAGCAGTAGAAGCGGCAGTAGCAGTTTGTAATGAAACTTTCCCGCTTTCTTCAGGTAGTGTAACAATTGTTGCAACATCTGGAGATAAGGGAACATTTATTGCAATTGGACAATGAGGTGTTTTAATTGACACATACAGTTACATTATTGGCCGACCATAAGGGTTATACTAGACCTAGAGTTATGGGAGACGAATACATGGTTGATGCATCAATTGATATTAGTTCATATACTGCTAATGGTGAGGTTATTACTGCTTCTTCATTAGGACTAAGTAGAATCAATAGAGCAACAATTGTAGAAATTGGCGGAGGACTGGCTCAATATAGTTTAAATCTTGTTACAGGTGCAGATAACAAAAACAATCTGTATTTAGAGGTTAATAAAGAAGATGATACAACAGGTGTTGAAGCAGCATTATCAGCGTCGAGTTCAGACTTAGACGGAACACCGATTATTATTAGAGCATACGGTCTTATTTGAGGTGAGTTGAATGGTTACTGTAAAATTGACAGAAAGTAGTCAATTAGGCGGTAGGTATGTTATTGAAGGATTAGAAGGGAGGACTGAGATTACTCGGAATGATTCTGCTTCTGTTCCTTTGCGCAGGGCTATTGTGGCTTTATCTGATTCAAACCTTATGTTTGAGTTTGATGAATCCGATAGAGAAGATTTGCTTAATCTTTCTGAAAAACTTCTGGCAATTGGCCTAAAAGAAGTTGGAAGAGAAAGCGGTACTGCACAAGATTTGTGCGATATTCTTCTTCCTAAGAAAGAAACGCCTAAGCCTAAGAGCAAACCTAAGCCTAAGAAAACTTCAACAACGGCTAAAAAGTCTGCTTTAAGTGAAAATTGAAACCGAAGTGTTAAGTAGGGAATCCTCCCTGCTCGTATTGAAGGTGATAACATGGCAAATCAGGTATGTCGTTCAAGTGGTGTTTTAGGTTCAAGTGCAATTGTTAATAGAGAACAATCTCTATTGATTAGCATTCATGCAAACTTAATTATTGCAGGTAACGCTTTAGTTACAGTTAAGGTATTCGATGGAACTGATAATACAGGAACAGAAGTAGCAAGAATTACTCATTCTGTAACAGGACATTATAACTACGAATATGATATGCATGGAGTATTATGCAGAAATGGTATCTTTTTAGAAATTACTGAAGCAGGTTCTTCAACGGCAGAAGTTTCTGTCGAATTCGCTTGAGGTGATACAATGCCAGCATTAAACACAGATACTCGTTTAGTTATGACTATTCTCTTTGTTGGGACAGTTAGCGGTGCTAATGTTTTCTTTTATGCGACTTATGGGACTACGTTTCCATATACTCCCTTAGCACATTCTGTTCTCTTTGGTTTGATTACTGTTGGGGCAATTATGGTTATGAAAGCCCTCTTTGATATTTCACTTAACGATAGGATTGAATTATGGTTATTAGACCGTAAGATTAGTGCTTATTGGGCTAGAATGGCAAGAGATGAAGAACAAAGAAAGAAACTTCAAGATACTGCTAAATCATACAATCTTTCTCCCTATACGGGATTAGCACCTATAGCACAGTCTTATGAATCAGAAAATACAGTTTCTTCTGATTTCCTGACTACGCTACAATAGGTGAGTAAATGGTTGTATCAGATTGGTTGGGCTTTAGCGATTCTGATTATGCGTATAATCAGCAAAGAGCGCATTCAGCAGACATTCTCTTTCTAAAAATGAGAATGTGGTTTTGGGCTACTTGTGCTACGCTTTCAGCATTTTTAATTGGAAACATCATGGGTGTTTTCGATATTAATGTGATGGGTTGGTTATTTGATAACCTTCTCGGTGGGTGGGGTCATTAATGTCATTAATGACAGGCTTTGCTATTTTAGTCGGAGAAGCAATATTAGGTTTTTACAAAAAAGTTCATGCAATTAATTTTGGAGTATATGGCGCAACAATGGTTGGAAAAACTACATTACATCATCAATTAAGAACAAGAGGCGAAGTCCCAACAATACAGAAAAGAACTGTTGGTCGTCATCGAGCAACTAGAAAATCTATTAAATTAGACGGACAAATGAATACTCTTAGAACATCAGATATAGGCGGAGAAGCAATATATTGGAAAGAATGGGCTAAAGATATGCAATCTAGAAAAGTCAAATATGTTATATTTATGATTGACCATAGACATTTAGATAAAGGTGGTAATTTAGACCATCAAGTAGCATGGAAATTCTTAGTTGATACAATTACAAGTGATAGATGGCCTAGCGGTAAAAAGAAGAAAGAGGCAGATTATCCAATGGCAGTTTCTATTTGGGCGAATAAGTATGATATTTGGGGTGATAAATACAAGAGCGATGCACCGATTGACAAACATCCAATTTTTGAACCCTTTAAATACGGTATGCAAAAACTAAATGATGTGGGAATACCAACGCATAAATACATTGTATCAGCAAAATCAGAACCCGAAGCAGTTTATCAAGGAATATTTACAATGATTAAGGACTATTGATTATTATGTATCAGAACAACATTATACAGCAAGTAGGAACAAATGGCGCACCTGTCGGAAATACTGTTAATCAGAATTTACCGAATAGATTTTTGCCTAAATTACAACAGGCAAGAGCAAGTGGGCCAATAGAAGAATATAAGTTTAATAACTTCAAACCAAAGAAGAAACTAAAAGAACTGCGGAAGGTATTGCTACCAGAAAAAAAGAAATTTATTTTTGTAAAATTTGGATATAAGTTTAATCTGAAAGAAAGATGTGTCGTTTGTGGAATGCATCATGTGTGGGAAGCAGGAGATTATTTACGACCTCCTATTCCATTAGATAGAGTAGAACGTGGAAGGCCATTAAGAGGAACTTATTGTCCTAAACATGCAGCACATCATAAACAATTTGAAATGCTACAACAAGAAATTATTGCAGATGAACATAGATTAGATTTTAAAAGATTTATTCCTACTCCAAAAATGCCTAAAATGATGAAAACAGGGCCAATATATAATCTCACTAATGAGGATATAGTTGCGCTCTCATCAGTCGGATATGTTATAAAGCCCCCAGTCATATCACAAGATGAGTCGAAAGAGAGCGAAGTATTACGCTTAACATCGGAGTTAAAAACGATTAGTCAAAGACTTGATGTATTACTAAAAATTAAGGAGGAATAGATTTGGGAATCTTAGGAACAAGTAACGGAACTGTATTAAATGCAGTTCAACAACAATCAGATGCTAATTTTAAAACAGTTAATAACTTGCTATCATTGCAAGAAAATCACGTTGAAGAGTTCTTTCAGTATCACGGAGAACTATTCTTAGCATCACTTGAAAAGTTAATGGAAGACGTTATTGAAAGAGTAATGAGTCAAATGCTAGGAAAATTAGCATTTGTTACAGACTCTACGACAAATAGAATGAAGATTGATTCAGAATGTATGCGAGAGTTTGAACGCATCACACAGGAAAATATTGATTTAGATTTAAAGAATATTTTAGACACTGCAATCAACACAGAAATTATTAATCAGCGAAAACTTGCAAAACAGCAGTACCTAGAATCTCAAGGGTTCTCAGCAGGTGCAGGGCAAATTTCAGCAGGGATGGCATTAGCAAACGTAACAGGAAATACTCAGCAATTTAATCAAATGAATCATGCTATGAACAATGGCACAGGCTATCCTATTCCTCCAAATGGAACAGATGGATATGGTCGCCCATATTGGATTGACCCACAAACGGGACAAATGAGTTATGAACCACCGTCTTCAGGATTAGGCTTAGGTTCAGCAATTCAAAAAGGTGCGGCATGGGCTAAATGGCTAATGTGAGAGTGAATTAAATGGTTAGTTTTGAGTATAGGGAAAGAGATAAAGAATTTTCTCCTGATACTAAAAATACTATTCAAGATGATTTCTATAAGGCTTTGACTAACAGGTTAGATGTAGATGTTTTTTTATCTTATGTCGAAGAAGCATTTAAAACTCTTAAAGATGGAACAAAAGAAGAACTTGGAAATTTTATTCAAAATGCAATAGATGAAAAAATGGAAGATACCAGCATTGAGAAGGCTTTTCATGATGCTGGAATTTTAGAAATTTATAAAAGGTTAAGCAAAGGTTCTGAGAAGTCGCAAGATATGGGATATATTAAAAGAATTATGGAAAAATTCGATAAGTCTTTAAAGGATTTAGAGAGTAGTTCTTCTTTGCAAAGACAAATTGAATTAAGAAGTAAAGACGTTAAACCTGATTCAGTAGACATTATGAATTCTAAATACAATTTCAACCAACCTTTAAAAGACATTCTTTTATCTCTTCAAACAGCAAAAGGTAAAGGTGTGCAGACAGGTTTTCCTTTCATTTCTAAAAAAAATATGAGAACTTCTAAAGATTTAATTCGATTTGCTACAAGACCTCCTAACAAAGAAGGAGACGATATGATACAAGTCAAAGATGCTATTATATTTAAGACAACTAAAGAGTTTATTGATTGGAAAGAAGAAACTAAAAAGAACTTATTACTTGAAGAAGGATTATTTAGCACATCTAGAAAAGGAAGTAGAAAAAATAAAAAACAAGTTAATAATTTACAAATTGCAAAATTAGCCGATACAGTTAAATTTAATGCCGAATTGCTTAAAATTGAAGGCGATGAGGAAAGAAACGAATTTCTAACTGACGTGATTTTTAATTTAATTGAAGATAATGCTCCAATTATTAAAGAATATCTAAGGCCAATTATAAATGACCCCTATATTATATCATCCATTACATTAAAAATTACTCCAAAACTCAAAAGACGCTCAAAAGAATTATTGACTTTAGCAGCGTATGAAAAGGGGCTTATTTTTAAGTACATTAATTTAAAACAACTAACAAAATCAGATTTAAAACAAGCGAAAAAAAGCACTCTTATTGAATTTTTACAGGAAAGAAAGAAAAATGAAAAAGGTGAAGATACCTTTGTTCCTATTACTAAAATATCAGAAAATCAAAGAAGAGAATTTTTAGAAAACACTTTTGGTAAAAATGAATTTGTCGAAAGAATAATACAAAAATTAAATAGTGGTCAAACAGCAAATGATGATATGTTTGAAGATATTATTGAAGAATTAGATAATGAAGGAAAACCTGTTCAAGTAATAGTTACTGATGGCGGTTTTGCAATAGAAGACCCCACTAAAGATAAATTTACTTCTGCTGATAAAGACGGAATTAAAGACGATAGTTCAAGATTTTTGAATTTAGTCGTTGATTTAGATATAGAATTTAACTATGAAAAAATATTACGAATCGAACCTACAACATTAAAATCAGAAGATTCAAATAAAGTAGAAGCGTTTATGGATAAACTCGCAGATATAGTTGATGAACTAGAAGACTTAAGGTGATACAAATGGGAACAGTTCGCTCGCCAAGTGACTATACTACAATTAATGTAGATTATTCTACTGGAAGTGGTTTTTACACAGACAAGGGAGCAGTTTCTGATTTACTTCAAGTTTCAGCATTTTCCGCCTCCACAAACCCCACGCAAGCGCAGGTAGGTTCTATCATTAAGAGGGTCGAGGGAATCATAGATGACAAAGTTAAGAGGTCGTTCCGCCCGATTATTACTCAACATGAATATCACAACTTTGAATTCATCAGGCATCCCGCTAGAGCATACTATGGTGGCTATGTTGGATATATTCAACTTTCTATGATGAAGGTCAGAAAGATTGTTTCTCTTCAAGTATGGCAGGGAAGTAGTTATATCGAACTAGCATCAGCACAAGCAAAGATTGAATTACTTGACAATTATAGAGATATTTATTCAATAGTATTGCAATTACCAAATAGCGGGACAGAATTTGAAATGCTTTCAGAAGATACAGGTTCTCTACAAAATACAGAATTCAATACATCTTTCGGAGAAAAGACAACTGCTAATGAATTAGTTGCTTTAATCAATGAACAGTTCCCATCGCCAACTGCACAATTTACAGGAGCAACAGAAGCAAAAGAACTACATGTTAGTAATAGAAATATTTCAGATTTCTTCTACGCACAAAAGAATACAGAAAATTCAAAGGAAGTATTCATTTCTTCACTATTGGCTGGTGAAGATGGTTCTGATTGCACAATTAAAGTAAAAACTCAACAAACTTGTTCAACATCAGGAGCAACAACGAATTTAACTGTTGCAGATTCTAGCAAATTAGTTGTAGGAATGGCAGTTGCAGGAACAAATATTAATTCTTCATCTACTATCAGTTCTATTACCAATTCGACAACCGTTGTTTTAAGTCATACTACAACGGGTTCTGTAAGCGGAACTGTTACATTTACTGCAACAAATACTGCAATACCTACAATATGTAATGTTACTCAATTTACAGATAAGCAAGATGTAAGAAGATTAGGTTCTTTTTGGAATATCGGAGAAGAAGGTAAAATTTTCTTCTTGCAGGATTATCCATATCATACTCAAAATTCTATTATTGTTTCGTATATTGCAGGAGATAATAGAGTACCTGCGGCTATTCACGAAGCAGCAACAAAATTAGTTGCGGCTGAAATACTGCGACATGATGACCAAACTATCCTTATTGCCGATACTGGGGGCAATATATCAACTAAGGAAAAGTATGATATACTGCGAAAGGAAGGCATGGATATACTCAAGGGCAAGGGAGATTTAGTTTATTTCTTAGGGTGATTAAAGATGTATGATGATATTATGAAAGCGGAAAGTTATGCAGAAGTATATTGTATTATTTCTAAAATGACACCCGAAGAAATAGAAGAATTAACTGCTACTTTGCAGGGAAAACCTACTGCTAGCCAATCAAAACAAATGAAAGATACAGTTAATGCTTTACTTGCTCCTAATGCGCCCGAATTGGATAAAAAAGTTGTTGATAAACTAAGAAGTCAAGGAAGAACATCTGCTCCTGTTTTAACCACAGAAGAAGCAAATCGTTTAAATGAAATAAATAATAAGGCAAAGCAAATGAATATGAATCCTAAATTAAGCATACAAGATAGAAGGGATTTATCAACAATAGCAGATAATAGAAGAAAAATGAACCAAAAAAGAAATCAATTTAAAAATGTTATACATCCTCCAAAATTATCAACTACTCCAGAAATGACTCCAGAAAAAAAAATTAGAAGAGCAAAAAGATTGCCAACTGGGGATGTAGCATATTCTAAAGGAACTCCTGCAAAAGTCCAAAAAATACCTCAAGGAAATATTAGACCAGATACAGAACCTCAACCAATGTCAAGAAGAGTAAAAGAAGTATTACAAAGAGGAAAAGAAAGAGGTGGAGTAGCGTTAAGAAGCGAAGTTCCTCAAAGAACAGGTAGATTCAGAAGAAGAAATCTTAATGAGCAAACAACTCGAAGAGTTCGGAGAAAACCTCAACCAGTTACAGTAAATCCCGATGCGTGATTAAATGAATAGTCTAAAAATATTTAAAGAGATGTTAAATCTTGAAAAAGAAAGACAATTAGCAACTCAAGAATTATCACAATTACTAGGAATAGATATATCATTTAGCGACGAAGAAGTAATTAAGAATGCTCAAGATAAAACAATAAAGCATATTGAAAAGAAACTGGTTGAAAGAATAAATAATATGGTGAAGTAAATGGATGAAGTAAGTCTGCTCATTGATTTAGTTTCGTCGAATTGGTCAAGTTCGGCAACTACTTTACAAAGTGCAGGAACTATTTCAGCAGACCATGTAGCAACTCCAAACTTTGTTGATGTTAGAACATTAGAAAGAGGAAAAGGAGTAAGATATGATTTATCATCTAAAGATGTTATTATCTTCTTTGAAGACAGTCAGAACATAGAATATCCTACTATTCATTATGATATTAGAAATGAAACATACACATTTACTATGCATATAAGAACAGTTCATGACGAGAGGGCGGGAACAGATACAAATTTCGGGCGTGATAGGCTAAGGGCTTTATACTTGGTCGCCCGTCATGCACTTGAGCGAGGTCGTAGAGGCTATACTGCAAGTGATGGTTCTAAATTCAATCAAATCTTTGTAGGTTCAAGAAGCGAATCAAATGACCGAGCAAAAAGATAATATGGATATAAATTAAGTATAGAAGCAAAAAGATTCGCATTAAGCATTCCCTAGTAAGTTAGTTAGGAAAGGGGGAGTTAAAGCATGGTAGTTAATACAAACATATTTTTAGGAAGCGGAGCAAATTTGGCATTAGTGCCTGAATTAGATGTATACATTGAACCAAATGCAGACCCTACTGCTGATGATACTTCTTTTACATTAGATGCAACAAACTATGCAGATGTAGTTTTAGTTGAAAATCTTTATATTGGCTGCATTTGCGAACTTTATGATAGTAGTGATAACTTTGTTTCTTCTCACAGAATTACAGCAAATACTGTTGATACTTTTACAATAACTCCTAAAGTAGCAGCAACCAAAGCAAGCGGCTATTGGCACATTAGAGGATATGGTGCGCCTTCATTTGGAGAAAAACAGACTATTGACTCAAACGATTATGCTACCTTAAATGCTGACCAATGGCTAGGTATTCTGGAATCTGCTACTTTCCCAACTACTGAGGTTGAAATGAAACAGACCAATTTATCTCTTGGCGGAACAAGAAATTATACATAT